CAGACGTTGCTTTGTCTCTTGCAACTTATGCAACATCAAATGGTAAAAATTTATATTATAAACTAACAGGAACATTAACTGCTAACAGAACAGTTACTATGCCTGATTCAGCGGAAAGAGTTTTTATAGTAGAAGATGCAACAGCAAGATCAGCTTCTAATTACACTTTAACAGTTAAAACTGTTTCAGGAACAGGTGTTACTTTACCTGTAGGATCAACAACAGTTTTATATTCTGATGGAACTAATATTACAGGAAAATTACAAACAAAAGGGTATTACACACCATCTGCTACTTATACTACAGTTAATGGTGATCAAGTTTTAATAGATACTTCAGGTGGAGGTATTGGTACACCCATTACTATTAATCTACCAGCATCGCCTGCAATAGGTAATGAAGTACATTTTATAGATAGTGGTAATAATCTTGCATCTAACAATTTAACAATCGGTAGAAACAGTTCTAAGATTTTAGGTGCCACTTCTGATTTAGTTGTTTCAGCTAATGGTTCTGCATTTACTTTAGTATATGTTAATGCAACTAGAGGCTGGATCTATAAAGACAACATATAGGAGCACGGACCATGGCTCTAATTGATTTTAAAGTCCTACCAGGAATTGATAAACAAGATACTACATCAGGTGCTGAAAACAGATGGGTTGATTGTGATAACACAAGATTTAGATATGGACTACCTGAAAAAGTGGGTGGTTGGTCATCATTAGTTACAGATACAATAGTAGGTGTTGCAAGACGTCAGTTTGCATTTGTAGATTTAGATGGAAATAGATATATTGCAATTGGTACTGATAAATTTTTACTTATATATTTTGAAGGTCAGTTATATGATATTACACCTTTAAAAACTACGTTAGCTTCTTGTACTATTGCAACAGTTAATAATTCTGCTGTTTGTTCTATTACAAAAGCAAGTCATAATTTAAGTGCTGGTGATATTGTATTACTAGATAGTGTAACTTTACCAAGTGGTACAGGTTATTCTGATTCTGATTTTGAAGATAAATTATTTCAAGTAACAAGTATTACAAGTTCAAGTGTATTTACAATTACACAATCAAGTAATGCAACAGCAACTGTTTCAACAGGTGGTAGTTTAAGTGTTAAACCATACGAAACTGTTGGACCCGCAGAACAATCTTATGGTTATGGTTGGGGTATTGATACATGGAGTAGTGGTAAATGGGGAGAAGCAGCCTCAGCATCTGAAGTAACTCTTGAACCGGGACTTTGGAGTTTAAGTAATTTTGGTCAAGTATTAGTTGCAACAATTGCAAATGGAAAAACTTTTACTTGGAATGCTGGGGACGCTGCAAGATTAACAACAAGAGCGTCAACAACTACATCTGGTTTTTCTACATCAGCTAATCCAACTGCAACTAGAGTTACATTAGTATCACCTACAACACGTCACTTAATTCATTTAGGAACTGAAACAACTATTGGAGATACAACAACACAAGATGATATGTTTATAAGATTCTCGGACCAAGAAGATATAAATGATTATACACCTACTGCAATTAACAGTGCTGGATCACAGAGACTACAAGATGGTACAAAAATTATAGGTTCATTAAAAGCAAAAGAAACAATTCTAGTTTGGACAGATAATGCTTTGTATACAATGAAGTTTATTGGTGCACCTTTTACATTTGGTTTTGAACAAGTTGGAACTAACTGTGGATTGATTGGTAAAAATGCAGCTATTGAAATAGATGGTGCTGCGTTTTGGATGTCTAATAATGGTTTCTTTATGTTTGATGGTACAGTTAAATCACTACCATGTAGTGTTGAAGATTATGTTTATGACCAAGCAGATACTACAAAAGGTCAACAAATTTGTGCTGGTATAAATAATCTATTTACAGAAGTAACATGGTATTATCCATCAACTAGTTCTGATTATAATGATCAATATGTAGTATTTAATTACGGAGAACCTATGAAAGGTGGAGTTTGGTATATAGGAACAGAAGCAAGAACTTCTTGGATTGATGCTAGTGTATATCCTAAACCATCGGCTACTAAATTTAGTGACTCAGCAACAGGTACTTTTCCTGTAATAGTAGGTGAGGATGGATTAGGTCAAACAACATTATTTGAACACGAAGTAGGAACAGATCAAGTTAATGCTAATGGTAGCACAACAACAGTTACATCATTTGTAAAATCATACGACTTTGATTTACAAGCAAAACAAAAAGATGCTCAAGGTAAATCAAGTGGTCCTACAGTAGCGGGTGAAGTATTTTTAGCTATGAGAAGATTTGTACCAGATTTTAAAGACTTACAAGGTAATGCAAAAGTAACCCTTGCTGTTAAACGTTATCCACAACAATCAGAGACAAAAACAGCTTTAAGTCCTTTTACAGTTAACTCAAGCACTGAAAAAAAAGATACTAGAGCTAGAGGTAGATTTGTTAATATTAAAATAGAAAATACAGACGTTAGTGAGTCTTGGAGATTTGGAACTTTAAGAGTAGATGTACAACCGGATGGTAAAAGATAATGGCTAAAGTAATAGTAAGACTACCAGAACCAAAAGAAGAGTATGACGTTTCTAACCAAAAACAAATTAATAGAGCAATTGCTTTAGTTGTAGAACAATTAAACTCTACATTTTTAAACGAACAGAAACAAGAACAAGAAAGGTTTGCGTGGCTTAATGGCTAATATATACACAAATGCAAAAGTAGATTTAACTACTACAGGAGAAACGGTTTTATATACAACACCTTCTAATTCTAGAGCAATCGTAAAATCTTTATTGGTATCAAATGATGCTGGAAGTGCAGCAACTATAACAGTAACATTAACTAACGCAGCTAGCGCTGTATTTAGTTTATTTAAAACAAAGTCAATAGATTCTAATGCTACTGAACAATTATTAACAGAACCACTAATTTTATTAGAAAGTGAGGTATTGAAAGTTACCGCATCTGATGCTAATGAGTTACATGTAGTGGCATCTTTATTAGAAATAAACAGAGACTAAGGAGAAAATATGGCGTTTAAAGAAGAAGGATCAGTAAATTACACAATAATAAATGGTAAAAAAGTACCTGTTGTTAAGTGTGAAACTGAGGTAGTATTGAGAAATACACAAACAAGTTATGAGTATAATTCTGATCAAGAGGCAGAAGATGATATTAACAATGCAGAGACAGCAACACAAAGAGAACACGTGACAAGATCATTAAAAATTAAAGTAGCAGCAATGCCACCATTAGGAGCAGCGTCAGAGTAATGGCAATAACAAGAGCACAAATAGCAAGAGAACTTTACAAAAATGGTAAACGTGTAGGTTTAAAAGGTGGAGCGGATGCTTCTACTTTTAATAATCCTAATAAAAGTGTAAATGTGTCTTCAAGTGGAAGGGTTACAACAAGTAATAAAGCACCATCTGGTCCAGATAGAACTCGTACCTCTGATAGACAAGATTATAATACAGCGATAGCTACAGGGAAAAATCCATTAGGAATTGATTTAAGTAAAGGACCACCACCATTAACTGAAAAAGAAAAACAGTTTGTAAAAGACAATCCTCCGAAACGTACTTTAGCAGATTTTTTTGATAGAAGAAAACAAGCTTACAATTTTGCAAGATCATTACCGGGTGCAAAAAAATCTTCTTATAATAATTTAGTTGCTTACAGAAACTATTTAAAAAGTCAAGGAGCTGATCTTTCTACAATAGATAGATTGATGGAAGGTGTTGATGAAGAAAATGCCATAGGTTTTGATCCGTTTCAAGAATTAGCTTATGATTATGAGCCTAAAGGAATTACTGATATTGAAACATTAAGAGATTTATTTGGATCTGTAGATGAATCTGAAAAATACAAACCACCAACAACTGGTATGGGACCTTTTGATAAAATAACTGCTGTACCACAAAATTTTTCTGACTTTATGCTAACTCAAAGAAACAATCCTACTTTGTTTGCTGCAGGTGATCTTGGAAATTTTATGGATAAACCTAAACCTAAAGATTTAGTTAATCCTAATACAGGTGAACTTTACACAAACGCTGAATGGAATTCTCTTAAACAAGACATAGGACAAGATAGAGGGTTAATTGGTGGTGGTAGAGATAGCGATAATCAAACAGACCCATGTTTAGGACCCAACCCACCAGCTTATTGTGCAGTAAACAATGATCCAGCTGATCCTGCAACACCTACAAGAAACTTAGGTGGCCTTGCTCCAAGATTCGCGGGCTCTATATTTGATTTCACAGGTCTAGCAAACGGTGGACGTGCAGGAATGATGGACGGTGGTATGATGGAAGATACTCCTGAAGGAGGAATCATGGACCTTGAATCAGGAAGACAAATGTATTTCTTAGGTAAGTTAGTTAAGAAAGCAACAAGAGCAGTTAAAAAAGTTGCTAAGTCTCCATTTGGTAAAGCTGCATTAGGTGCAGCGTTATTTAAATTTGGTGGCGGTTTTGGTGGTGGAAGTGGGACAGGAATATTAAGTAAATTAAAAACAGGTTTAATAGGAACATTAAGTGGTGGAGAAGACAATATTTTTAAAGGTGGTAAGTTTAGTGGTTTAGCTAATTTTCTTAGAGATCAATACACAAGTGATGGAGGAAAACTTAAATTTGGTTTAGGTCTAGGTCTTGGAGTTCCTTTTGCTTTAGATATGTTAGGTGTAGGTAAAGATAAAGACGATGGTTTTGATATTGATGAATACTACAGAACAGCAGGTCTTGGAGGTCAATCTGGTATAGATGCAATTAGATTAGCAGGAATAGATGGATTGGCTAATAGATTTAAAGTTGCCGATGGTGGTAGAATAAATTATGCAGAAGGATCCGATGAACCGGTAGCTAAGAAGACTATGCCCTTATTAGATATGGATGGTAAAGAAATGGATTTAAGAGAAGATGGTGGGTTCGTGCCATTAGGTAGAATGGAAAGAGCAGACGATGTACCTGCTAGACTGTCTAAGAATGAGTTTGTCTTTACAGCAGATGCTGTTAGAAATGCAGGAGAAGGAGATATAGACAAGGGCGCAGAAGTCATGTATAACATGATGAAAAACCTCGAATCCGGAGGTGAAGTATCAGAGGAATCGCAAGGATTAGATGGCGCTAAAGAAATGTTTAAAACATCACAACGATTAGAGGAAGTATTATAATGGCGACAGAAACCACAATATCGCGACCAGCACCATTTGTAGAAGATCTAGGAAAAGATTTAGCCAAACAAGCCGTAGCCTTTACAGGTGTACCTATTGTATCAGGTGGCATTGGAAGTCTATCACAA